AGGGACAGCGCAAGGTGCGTATGCTGTGGCAAGCCATCAAGCAAGCCACAGGCTCTCCACCATCACTGATCCATTATCGTCCACCACAGCGTCGCTATGACGGCGTTTTTCATCCTCGTTCTTCGTGGGTCATACATCACGAAACAGGGACATTCACATTCACAGGAAAACGGCCACAGGAAATCACCGAAGTGATTCGTGCCGAAGGACTCATCCAGCAGGAGGAAACAGCATGAGGACGCCATCAAAATGCAAATGTGGATCAACAACATTCCGTGTCTTTTTGGACGACTTCGGCTCGGAGGCATTACTCCAATGCACCGAGTGTGGGGCACTGCTCACCGAAGATCAATTGCGGTATGTAGTCCACGATTCATCACAGCCTGTGGAGGAAAACATAGAGCGCATTGAAACCGATGCGTATGTTTTCACCCAGCAAAAGGAGGCATGAACATGTCAAATCTATTTCAAGAGATAGAGAGGATATGGGGCAACAATGTTGATATACGCCCGACCCCTAATTCACATGAGGACGAGAGAATGACGACCAAGTGGTATGACATTGACAAATACAAATTGAAGCACCCAGCAAATCCAGATCAGCGAATCAACATCATGGACTTTGCACGCCATGTGTGCATGAACACGGACATAGGAGCAATCGCCCATGAGGCGTTTGAATACGCCACCCGTGAAGGAGAGAGGCCATCATACAGAACCCGAACCAATCAAAAGCACATCGCCACCGTCACCAACGGATGCGCCCGTGATTTGTGGCGAAAGACTGACAGGACACAGGGTCGCCAATCAATCAAGCGTGTTCGCCAGCGTGGCTCGATCAGAATCCAGCACGCAAAAGACGCACGAACTAAGAGCGCAAGGGGTGGCCCAAATTACGGTATCACCATGTCAGTCAATGGTGATGAAGGAGAGGCTACTGCCCGTGCCCTCAAGGTGCTACTCCATGAGATGATCCATGTGTTTCAATTGACACACTACAAAGAACACCACGGCAGGAACGGCAAGCGACGCCCACACGACATCATGTTCAACCGCATGATGCTCAAACTGATGCAACCGTGGTTTGGCCTCACCGAGAAGGAATGCAACCCGTTCAACATGGACTACGCCAGCAACAAAGGCTACGGCCCCAGCAGGAAAGTTCAGCGCATCATTGAGAGCAAATTGAACAACAACGAGGCACTTCGCATCAACAAGTGGTTCAAGCCCCATGCTTCAACACCAAAAGCCGAGCCGACTCCACAGGAATTGGAGAAGAAGGAACGCTCGCACGCCAAGCGATACATCCGTGCTATCATCAAACGATGCAACTATGTTGGCGGAGATGATGTGTGGGATGATGAACCCGCCTTCACAGATCTGAACATGGATTGCTGGCGTGAAGCCACCGAGCATGTGTTCAATTCAATACTGACGCACGACTCCCTATCCACCTCACTACTCACCACGAAAGAAGAGGCATGGTATGAGAAAATCCTCCGCTGGTGCAAGAACGAATGGGATCCCTACAATTGGGACGACCCCACCAGCGACGCTCGCTGGGCTGGCTTAGACCGCATGGACGATTACCTCAAACGCAACATGCACCCAGTGAAGCCGTTCGCTGGCTAGGAGAAGGCCACCATCCCCCAGCCGGAGGAACCCAAGCCAGCCCTCACATGGGAGGACATCAGCGTGGAGGATTTACGCTGTGCGCTTCACCGCAAGACACGGGCACGCTTCGATCCAAGATGCTCAAAGGAATACCTTCTTAGCCAAGCGGCTCGGCTCAAGGTTGTCCCCGCTGACTGTGTGTCTGTGGGTGATTCAACACGAACAAACGAGGCATTACAATGAACATATTCTTTCTCCACAGGCTGGCGTGGCTGGCCGCAATTATGCACTGCGACAAGCACATGAAAATGATTGTTGAGGCCGCACAGATGCTCTCAACGGCTCTCTTCAAGCACACAGGCTCCGCAGACCTCATGCCTATGCGTGCCGACGGCAAGACCCCCTATTCGGGCAAGGCTCACCCGCACCACCCCAGCACGCTGTGGGTTGGCTTGACACGGGCGAACTACGAATGGCTGTGCGAACTGGCCGAGTCGCTACTTGAGCAAAACCAGATCCGCTACGGCAAGGAACATGGTTGCACTGCCGCCATCCGTCATTTGCGACAAATGGCTGAACACATTCCCGACTTGACCGACGGTCAAATGACACCAGTGCCGCTGGCGATGCCCGATGAATACAAGCAAGCCGACCGTGTTCAAGCATACAGGGATTTTTACTTTCACGACAAGCGACGCTTCGCTCGCTGGGACAAAGGAACTCCTGCCCCTAATTGGTGGCGAAACATGGAGGCGGTGATAGCATGACTGACAAGACGAAGAACATAGATCTGACAACATGCACTGATGAGGAATTGAACAACGAACTGACAAGCCTGTTGCATGGTTTGTGCTACAATGCCAGCCGCCCGTATTTGGAGTTCATTTACCGTGTGTTGATCGATGAAATTACCATTGACGACATTGACACCATATCCAAAGGGAGGGCGTTTGAATGACCGACATCGGCAAGAGTCAAGGGTGCGATGTTTGCGGTGAAACAGATGGTCTTTTCACCTACATGGATAACAACAAAAAAGCGCACATGGTTTGTTCCGATGCTTGCATGGATAAGAACAAAGGCAAGGGAAGAGGAACAACGCCCGTTTTAGGCGGAGGAAGAATGGTAATCAACGACATTCCTATGGACGAAGACCCATACTACACCACGAAGGACAGGAAATGCAAATCCTGTGGCGAAATGAATACTGGATCTGACACATGCAGTGGCCCGTGCGGCCAGTGCTGGTCGTGCAATTGCGACTGTGATATGATACGGAAGACTTCGTTTGAAATAGAGTTGAAGGGCAGGACAAATTGGTTGAATAACACATTCAACTGTCCTTCGTGTGGGACAGAAACAAAGAATGGTGATTGCCCAGCGTTCGCCCCCGACTATGTTTGCATGGAGTGTCATGTTGAATGGATGGAAGATCACGATGATTGGAGAGAGGACACCATGCAACGGATAAAACACCACATGGAAAAGGAACCGACCGTTGATTAAATACCCCAAACCCACTGGTGATGATATGGCCGACACAGCAACCCGCAAAAAACGAGCAAATTGCGACCTTGAACAAATCCGCGATCTAATCAAGACAAAGAAGCACCTCAAAGAAGACAGTGTTGTCAAGCAGTGCTTCGCTATCTACAAGCACCCACGCTACAAGAGGAAACCGCACGACGCATCAATCAAGGCGGCAATCCGCCGTGAGTTCCGAAAACTCAAGGGCACGAAAGCCCCTAAGAGGAAAGGCAAGAAGAAGGTCGTTCGTGGCGAAGCAGGGAGTGGAAAGACGCTCCGACAAGAAGCACCCATCAACTTTGACGACTACTTTCCATCACCACGGGGACGACACACTCCACCGTATGACAACCCTCCACCGCATAACAACCACGACCCATACGGCTACAAGAAGTATTTGCAGGAGAAACCTAAGCACCCGCTTGGGGACATCAGTGAACTATCACGAAAGACCGACAGCGAACTTGTTGCCGCAACCGAAGAGATGAAAGATCTAATCCGCAAACAGAACGCACTGGTTGAGGACATTCGCAAACTCCAAGACAGGAAAGCGAAAATTGACGCCTTCTTGAACGGTAAAGAAACTCTTGAAATCCTCGCACTACTCCAACAATGAGGTGGTGCTTCGTGTTCAAACGCCAACGGGAAACCCTAACAAAATACTCGGACGACTTCATGTCGGCTGAACGCCACTATCGCCGCAAGGCTGGTGATTGGCGGTCAATCATACAGGAACTCCACGCCGACCGAGGAATGCTTCTCGGATCTACGCAATACAATGACATGACTGGTGTGGAGCGTGCTGAATCGCTGGGTGGTATAGACCACGCAATCCGTGAGGCACATTCGCACATAGAGGAATTGAAAGTTCTCCGTGCGATGGCTGTTGAAGTCCCGCATGGTTTCAAACACCGAGCAAAAATCGCACGCAAGAAAGTCCTCGCACTTAGTGATGAAGCACTGGGGGTGCAGGAATGATACTTTGGACTGATCCAGCAAACCCCGATAGGGAGTTCCTAATGTCAATTGCTGGCCCCGACCGTGCTGGTTGGCACGAAGCACTGGTGCAATATGACGGAGAGGATGAAAAGGAAACGCTTCAAAGCGCACAGAAGGTTCTCAAGGAACAGGGATTTTACCGACCTCGTGATCGCTGGTATTGGGAGAAGCAGGACATCACATACATGCGCTCAACCGACACATACTACAAACTCAAGGTTCGCCACAAAGCACCGACAGGAGAGGAAGAGGAATGAACGAAATTACTGAAATATCATGCCCCGATTGCGAAGGCCCAATGTTCCGCTGGAAGGACGGCGAGCATCCAGATCATGGACAAACGCCGAGGGCGAAGTGCAAACAATGTGGTCGCTGGGTGTGGCACACGCTACGCTTTACCACGAAGGAGGGACAGGTATGAGTGCCCCCGAAGAACTTGACATAGGGCCACTCCCTTTACCCACACAGGAGGATGCGACATGGGCTATTCGTCTTTGGCAATCTCTCGTCGTTGGTGACGAAGAACGAGGAATAGTGGGCGGCATTTGGGATATGCCTAATGTTGGACGCTATCGTCGGACAGGAGAGCGTGAACTGACTCTCACCGAGATACACGCTGACATGTTGCCCGATAAAATCGGTGTCAGTGTGTGGCATAAACACGACTGGATTCGCTACTTGGCCGACCAAATTGGGTGGTTCGTGGTGAGCGACAGGGTTGAAACTGCTGACATGGAGAAAATGGCTATTGAGGAACACGAACCACGCATTGAACACATCGGAAAGGTGTGGGCTTGCCCGTGCGGCATGATCTATTCTTTACTCGGCGAGAACGCTGGGGAAACCCGTGTGCTGGTATCGCCAACAGGCGACTGTTTGAACCCCAATTGCGATATAATCATCCCCCACCCACACGCTGGTGTGTTAAATGTGGTGAACGACACAGCAGTGCTGGCTAAAATGCAAGCACAGGAGATGCTGGCTATTGCACAGGATGAGGACGAATACCCCGCACCACCAATTGAAGCGGCCTTTGCTCAACAGGATCTATTCACTGAATCCGAAGAGGAATAAGCAAAGGGTTCATATAGGCTACCCTGTGTGGATAGCCCATGAGCAACCAAAACCTGCCTAAGTGTGTCGGCTGTGGACGACCAACAATGATTAACCCAACCGACCCGACTATCGCCCCGCTGGCGATAGTGCTTGCATCCAAACCCCGCTGTCAAACATGTCATCAAGTTGGCGATTTATTCAAGGGGGGTTCCCAATGAGCAAGAAGCGTTTCAAAGCATTCGTTGAAGAACTCTCCGATAAGCAGATCGACGACCTTGCTGGTGTCGGTGCATCCATTCGGGACTTCGGCACAGCACTTGAGGCGGAGTTCTTGGCTCGCCGTGGCAAACTACTGACAGCCGAAGAACGCAAGGAAAATGACGGCAAGCCAAACGCTGTCGCTAACCCAATCATTGACATTGAAGTCCCCGGTGTCTTGTGCCTAATGCTCCAACCCTGCGACGAGAACAAAAAGACTCTCGGCAACGGCTATCGCAACGATGTCGGACTGGCTGATAAAGTCAAGACTGGGAATGTCCCTCCGACTCTTATTGCTGAAATCCTTCTTGACAAAATGGTGGGTATGCTTAACGGCAAGGTCGCCGACAAAGCACTCACCGAAGTCAAGGACGCCCTCACTGCTGGCATGACCGTCAAGGACGGCAAGTTCTCCTTTGACAAAAAGGTCGCACCGCCATTGAAGCACGCTGTTGAAGTGGCTGAATGGATGGCTGAACTCAAGACCACATTCGTCGGCACCACAGCAGGTGCTACACACACCAGCATGGAGGTTATACCAATCCCTCTCGATCCACATTCCACGCCAATGGAGGCGAACACCGACACAGCGGAAATCCCATCCCCTGCTGGTTCACCACCAACCACCGAACTACCAGTGGACAGTGTAAGCCCTGTTGTTGTCGCAACAGGCAACCCACCTTCATTCATTGACTCCTTCGGGCAGGTGAGCGAGTGATGGTTGAACAATACCTCTCGGAACGCCAAGAGAAACTTGAGAAGGCTGTGAGAAACCTCATGGATCAAGTGCAAGAGATGAACGAATACATCGCCGAGCAAGAGCAGGAGATCATTCGCTTGAACGAAAAAGTGGTGAAGGCCGAAGCCAAAAACACACAGGGGCAACTGGATGCCTTGCGTGCCGACATTGAAGCCCTTGAAACAGACGACGGTGAAGAGGACGGTTTCCGCCAAAGTGTCGCAAAGGCCATTGAAGAACTCCATGACACATTCCGCAACAACGACATTATCCTCGTTCAAGACGATGTGGTAAGAAACACACTTTACAAGAGGGGAGTTGGGTGGAGATGACGGAAAATCGCTACAATCAAGTCCACCATGCGACCATTCAAACTTCATTCACTGCTGGTGAAGAAGTCCACATCTTGACACAAGACACCCGTGATGAACGAATAATGAATATCCGTGTGAATCGTGTGGCTCCTTCAAGGAACGGCCATGTCGGCTACACCAAGAAGGGCTTTTACTTGACAGAAGAAGAAGCACTTGAATTGAGGGACAGACTCAACGAACTGTTGCATAAGGATAACATTTCAGATCTGTTTGACAAGGTTGACGACAAAATGCAACCCGTCGCTGAAACACTCAAGCGGGGTGGTGAATGATGGTGCGTGCATATACGGAACCGTGGTTTGACATCAAACGCTATGAATTGCTGGAACTTGTCCACGAACTACCGGAGCAAGGGTGGCGAGTTCACGATCAGAACAGTGGCGATATACTCACCACCATTCAAGAAGACGCATTCACACTGTGGGAACAGGTTGTCGGCAAGGTGGGGCGTGCGCCCCGCCCACTGCTGGTGGATTGCCTATACATTTGTGCTAAACTGTCGGGCAACCGTGTTGGTATCAAGGCTGTCAAGCGAGCAACAAAGAAACTGTGGGGCAAGTCCGTTGAGGTCTTGCCGCTTGACAGGAGAAGGGAGATGCGTCGCTGGATATGGGGCTACAAAATAGAGATTATGCGCCTTTATCCCGACCAAGACGCATGGGACGACTTCGTGAGCGCATGGCGTGATAAGACCGTTGATCCAGCATATTTTGACGAAGGAGATGGTGAGGAATGAGCGACGAGATGGTTAGTGAATTGACAAGGATCATCGGCTTATTGGCCGAATGTGATGAAACCTTAGATGGTGTGCCTGTCGTGAACCGTGATGAGGTCATTGAAGCCCTTCGTGGTGTGATTCAAAACGAATGGATGCGAACAGGTGTTTTGGCGCAATTGGAGGAAACAGCATGACAGCAGGATTTGAAATTGGCGACCGCTGGGTGAACAATCACACTGGTGATGTAGCACGAATGACCGAGTGCGAGGTAATCAACATCGCTACTGACAAATACCCAGCCGGGAAGGGCTGGCATGTCTATACTCTCACCTATGAAGACGAATCGATCTATAAGAGGAAGGCTTTGGCTCATCATTTCAGCCATGTGTTTCGCTGTGATGAACGGACACTACGCAAACATTGGTCGTGCCTTGTCGCAAACGATGAGGAAGAGGAAGAGGAATGAACATGCGTGATGTGAACTTTCGCCATATTGCGGCCTGTTGCAGACAGGCATACAATGGTGTGCGAAGGCCAGCCATCGTCGCTGAATCAGCGTTCAAACTCGCCCCTAAGCAAATACCCGAACTCATTGACTTCTTCTACGAGGACAGTCGCATTGACAGGAAACTGACCGATGAGGATCTGCGTGAGGTGTTTTATCACCTTACTGACCTTTACCCCGAAGAGGCGGTTGACGACCCCGATATTGTCGCTGAACTTTCAAAACTGGTGAAGACCAATGAGGAAACCACTATGACATTCGGCTTCGCATATCAACGGATGCAGGATATTCTCAACGCTGACGATAACAGGGTGCGTGCGATGATCATTCGCATAATCCTCAAGCGTTCTCATCCCCGTGATTCCTACTGGCTCATCCTTCGTTTGACACGAACAGCCAACCCCTTCAAGCGAAGGGATATACTCAAGGCTCTCGGTCAATGCTACGGTATGCCGACCCAGCGATTGATGCAGGAGTCAATGTTCTCATCGATCCGTGCTGTCGCCGAGAAGGTGATTGCTGGTGCTGAACTCATCGGTGTCCCAAGCACAGGAAACCCCGTCATTCTCCCACTCCCCCGACGCTATCGGGGAGAGGATTTGCCGTTCAACAGCAAAGTGGCTGAACTTGAAGTCATTCGTGGTGAACGACTGACGCTACACATGAATGAAACAATTGGTTCAGTTGCATACGACCCACACGGTGTTGAGGTGCAGGAAATTGACACCACGCAATTGGCCTCCTGCCTTGAGTCCGGCATCTATGTGGTTGAACACACACCGCAAGACGACTTTCCTCTCAAGGTGTGCGATATACTCACGATTGAAGGAGCCGACGCCCATGAGTGGACACGAAGCAAGAGGCGACAATACATTGACGACAATGTTTCAGATCTTCTTGTCAAAGACACCCAATCAGTGGAGAACATGAGAGCGATAAAAAAATTGTCCCCAAAGAACGGGGTGGTGTTCATCCATAACCCCGAATCTAAACTCACATTCACCAGCGCAACCGATGAAGTCGTGCTGTTCAGCACGAAACACACAGGTGAGATATTCCGCTTGGTTGCTGGCGTGTGGCGACATGAACCCGCACGGGGGTTGGTGCTGAACGGCTGGCGTGTTGCCGCCCGTGATGGAATAGACGCCTACTACGAAGTCGGCACTATCACAGCGGAGCCTCACATGGAGAAGAAACTGGCTCGCCTCACCACAGCAGGAACCGCTGTTGAAGGATCAAGGGTTGACATGAAAGCACCCACCTTTGTTGAGGTTGAGATTCACTTTGCTGACTACGACGAGCGAGGAATACACATTCAAGGTGTTATCACTGGTTTAGCACCAAGCGCAGGGTTGTCGGATGTAGTGCCTGTTGAAGAAGTTGAATACTTGGTGGGTGAAACCCAATGAAATACATTTCACTTTTCAGTGGCGTTGAAGCCGCCACAGTCGCATGGAAACCTCTCGGCTGGGAGCCTTTGCGCTTTGCCGAAATTGAACCGTTTCCTTCGGCTGTCCTCAAACATCATTATCCCAAAATTGAAAATGTGGGGGATGTGATGAAACATGAATGGAAACAATACGAAGAAAAAGCAGATCTTATCGTCGGGGGTAGCCCCTGTCAGTCGTTCTCAAAAGCAGGACAAAGACTTGGACTGGATGATCACCGTGGCAACTTGGCCCTCAAGTTCCTCCAAATTGTCCGTGATGTTAAACCGAAATGGTTCGTCTATGAAAATGTCCACGGCCTCTTATCATCCAAAGGAGGAAAGGATTTTGCTACCTTCCTCGGCGAAGTGGCGAAATGCGGGTATGGGTTCGCTTACCGAGTTCTTGACGCTCAATACTTCGGAGTCCCCCAACGACGCCGAAGAGTCTTTGTTGTCGGATGTGCTGATGGAGATTGGAGAAGTGCCGCCGCAGTGCTATTTCAGCCAAAAAGCGTGCAAGAGTGTGCTTCGCAGGGTGAACAACAAGGGCACAGTCATTCCGCACGAACTACGGACGGCGTTGGAGAAACAAAACCCCCAATAATTTTAGATCGAGCCTCCTTCAATCAAGGAAAGAATGCTCAATACAAACTCCATATCAAACAAGAACAGCAAACTCCAACGCTTGTCGCAAGAGGCCCACATGCCGTGTTTCATCAAGGGGTTGTTCGCCGATTCAGTCCAATTGAATACGAACGCTTGCAGGGTTTCCCCGACGACTACACCAAAATTGAATGGCGTGGTAAATCTAAAGATAAATGCCCACAAGGACACCGAATAAAGTGCATGGGGAACAGTATGGCCGTGCCAGTCATGCGATGGATTGGTGAACGGATTCAAGCCGTTGATTCAATACTCAAAACTCATCCCCGCAATCAAGCGGTGCAACATACGCAAATGAGGCTGTGGTAAGATGCTGACTGAACAAGACATCCTTTTGCTCTTGATTGCTAAAAACGCAAGGTTCCGCATTTCCTCACGCCTCACCACGAAGAACCAAACAGGATATGACATTCGCCCCGAATGCGATCTGTTTGGTCGCAAAACAATTCCAGCCGAAGTGAGCATATTCCTGCGGGAGAACGGCTTGCCAGCCCAAAACCGCTACACGAAAGCCCACCATTTAACACGGCTTATGAGGCTCTTGAAGCCGTATCGCCTATTCACCAAAGAACCCGAAGGTTTTTTGACCGTCTTGCGTCATGTCGGTAGTCTGCCCGAAGCAACAACGCATGAGGACATAGAAAATATATTGGAGGTGCTTGAAAATGAATCTGTTTGAGGATGAGGAACTTACCACGAACGACTGGTTTGAGGTATGTCCGAATGCCCATACGGTCATACTTGATGATAGGAAAATTGGTTTGTTTGACGCTTTGCGATTATGGACAAACGACTACGACAGGCTTGCTGTGCGTGAAGCACTCCATAATGTCAAGTCCGGCCCACGATTCATGTTGGATTCAATGCTTGCTACATACCCATACGATCCAGCGGTAATGTTTGTTGGGCGTGAATTGTTGATGAAGGAAAACGACGACATTTCACTCTCAATACTCGCTTTGTCAAAGAACGGAACAAATCAACGACGGATCAAGTTCCCCAGCAAACTCCCAAAGGCTGTGCCGAACCGCCTACTGGCCGTGTTCGGACTAAGGCCGAGCGAAGCCGAATGGTTTGCCTCAATCACCGCCGTTGAATCCAATGTTATGGCGGTTCTCCCCCACCTGATCGAGAAGGATTGGGAACACATCATCCATGATAAAGACACGCTATTGAAAAAAGCGGCTGAACGGGACACTGCGCCCATGAACTTATCCAATTGGGGGCTGACCCAATGACACCGAACCTTTTATACCCAACCCCCTGTTGGCTTGAATCCCACCGAGCGTGAAATTATGACACAGTTATGGAAAACCCACCGACCCGACACACTACAAGGTATGGTCGGCCTTGAGCAATTGAAGGCCGATGTTCCGACATGGGTTGTTCATGCTCAAAACAAATACACACTGCGCTGTGGTGGGGTCATATTCTTCGGCAAACCCGGAACTGGTAAAACCAGCGGTGGTCGTGCAATCGCTATGGATCTATTGGGCGATGCCTTCGCCAATAACTTCCATGTGTTCAATGCCTCCGATGATAGAGGCATTGGGTTCGTTCGTGATAGGCTCAAGAGCCTCGCTGAACAAAAAGCCGTTGGACATGACTTCAAGGTCATTCTTCTTGACGAAGCCGACGGACTCACCAAAGACGCACAGGACGCTATGCGCCAATTGATTGAAGAAACTGGCACTCATGTGCTTTGGATTCTTACATGCAACCGTATTGGGCGCATTATCCCTGCTCTCCGTTCAAGACTCCCTGCCTATTCCTTCAACCCGTTGGAGATAGGCGACGCCGAAGGTTTCCTCGGTCGTGTAATTACCGAAGAGAACTTCCCCGATGCGTGGGTTGCGGCTCTCCCATCGCTTATCACGAAATACAAAGGTGATATGCGGGCTTGCTTGAAAGCCATGCAAACCATCGATCCATCCGATGAGGACGCCCTCGTCAATTTGACACTCACTGACTTTGAGCCAGCACAGACCTATTACAAAGGCATTCTCGCTGGCCCTCACTCCGACTTAATTGACAGTGCGGAATCGCTTGTCAACACGCACGGTATGTCCCGTGATGAAATAATTGAGGGTATGCACCAAGCAATCCTCTCGGCATACAAAGACGATAAGGTGGACACCGCTATGGCGATGAAGCACCTTATGATACTGGGACAGTGGGCGGCGAGAAGCCCCGACTGGACGGCCAGTGATCTCCTATTCCTCCATGCTATGACTGGGGATTACAAACAAAGAGGTTGATTAAATGAGCGAAGAAAGAGAAATCGGAAACAATTGCATTGATGAAGCGGCGAAAATACTCGGAGTGTCCGAGGAAGAGGCATTGGCCTCGTTTGGTTCGTGGATGAACGAAACATTCCCCGACATGTGGGAAGCCGCTGGCAGTTCAGCACAGGGCTTGGACGATGACGATTACAACGACTTCGCCGACATGTTCGTGTGTGCTAACCGCCCAAGTGGCGGTGGCGGCGGCGGATCTGGCGAGGAATGGGTCGGTATGTTCATCGGATTTGACCGACGATTTGACTTGATGAAGCGCAAGCGTGAGGCGGCAATTGACATCGCTACTGCTGACCTTTCGGGTGCAATCAACAACGGTTTCCAATACAACGGCAACAAAGTCGGCATTGGTCGTGCTTTCCGTGCCGAAGGTGTTTGGCGAGCCGAACACAGCACTGGGACATTCGTGTCAAAGGACTCGGCTGACGATAACCCGAACTGGGTTATCCCTCTCAATGAAAAACTCTCAATCTGTATGCTCAAGGCTGACAACACCCCACAGCGTGCTACTGCCATGAAGTCCGTTTGGGCGTTTCATGGGAACTCCAAAGACAAGTTCCTTGAAGAAGGGCCAATGCTCATCACTGTTGAGGGTGCCTTTGAAGGTGCTACTCACGACTGGAACCTGTGGCAACCAATTACCGTCAAGGGAACTTTCGATCCCGAAGGATGGAACGGTGCTGGCCCAACACTTTCAATCAGCAACACCAATGCGACCTATGGTTTGGATTGGGTGCCCGAAGGAAAGAAGCGGGACACTGCCTCAAACCTGTTCAAGCCGGAGCAATACCTTACCACTACTGGCGACGCCGCTGTGAATGTGAAGGACTTGCTTGAGCATCACCTTGACAACCGCCGTGAGTCATACACTGACCGCAACGGTGTCCAACGCTATGATGGCCCAATGGTCTGTATCGTTGGCGGTGTTATGGACATCAACCACGAAGGCCGTGAATCCCAATGGGATCCAACAGGCCGTGATTACTGGTTGTCCATCAGCACTCAAGTTCTCCGCCGTGAAAACCCAAACGCTCGCATTGGCATTGGTGTGTCGGGAATGGTTAAGGAAAACCATAACGCACTCTCCGTCCTCAAGTCGGGCGAATGGCTCCCATTCGCAAAGGGTTCCCGTGTTTGGGTTGTCGGTCGCACCGAGTCTTACACCAACCAAGACGGCGATGAAGTCGTCAAGGTGCAAGCACACGGTATCTATGCCGTCCCTCATAAGTCCATTCCAGCAAAGAAGCCAAGCGAGTCCAGCAACGATTTGGGCAACCTTGACGGTTTCAGTGCCGGAGGTGATTACTGATGGGAACAGGATTCTTAGACGGCTTCAAGGAAAAGAAGGGCAATTACGAACCACCAGCCAAGAAGGCTGGCGGATCCAAAAAGGCACCAAAGCCAAAACCTGCTCCGAAGAAGGAATTGAAAGACATTCCTATTGAGGCATTGGTTGACGAGGCTCCCCCTGTTCAGCACGAAGAACCGGAGATGGAGGAACCTGTTGATGAGGCACCTCCCGCACCTGCTCCAAAGAAGGCCAAGAAGCCTTCTCCGCCAGCCACCTCAAACCACCTGTCAAGGGTCAATCCGACGATTGCGGCTATGATTCGCAACGCTCGTCGCACCTTTGAAGCACCACCCGCATTTGTCATGTGTGGTATCGCTGGCGCACCTAAGACTGGTAAAACAGGTATGGTGCTTGACAGCCTAACTCCACAGGAAATCAAGGACGGTGCCGAGATTTGGCATTTGGACTTCGATCTTGGTGGCGAAACCACGAAAGCGGCTCACCACGCCGACAAGGCTGAAAACCTCGTTGTCCTCAATCCGTGGGTATTCAACTACGGCGACAGTCGTGTCCCGTATGATTTCCCAGCAACATTCCAACAGACTGTGGACATCCTCAAGACCGCACAGGCTCAAATGGAGGCACAGAACGAATACTACGCCAAACACGGCAAAATGCCAAAACCATACCTCAAGACTGTGGTGTTTGACGGTGCCGACCACTGGCTACACATCACTGAAACCTGCATGAAGGTTGACGATTTGGATCTTGGTGTTGACGGTATTGCTGTTTCGGGCAAGAAGGCCACCACTCAAATTGGTCGCTTCAATTGGAACATCCGTGCCACTCGCTATCAAACGGCTATGGTCGCTCTCCGTGAACTGTGTCGTGGTGGTGTTCACTGCTATGTCATTACCCACATGAAACCGGGCTACGACTCGTCGGGCAACGAACTTGCTGGGCAAGACACCCCAAAGTGGCTCAAGGGCACAGAAGGGCACCTGCAACAAGTCATTCATACTGAACTTGAAGAGGAACGCAACGAATCCGGTGAACTCACTGGCGTTGTCCGTGGCTACGCTGTGATTATCGCTGACCGCACTTCGCTTCAAGCGTCGGGTCGTGTCCTGCTCTTTGAGAGGAACGACGACGGTGGTGTTTGGCATGGATGGCCTAAGATCTCCGAAGGCGACTTCAATGTTCCAAAGGGTGATGCTTGATGGTCGGAATCCGTATGCTTCAACACAACCTGCTGACATTCCTCAAGGGCTTTGAAGGAATGGACGATTTGGTTATCAATGTTAGAGAAGAAGGCTTGGTAGCCGCAGGAACACTTGACAAAGCGTATTTCATCCAACGACTCACGAACTTCCGTGAGGGCGAGGAATGCGTCAAGACTGGCTCAATCGCAATCGGTCAATTGTCCACCTTTTCCTCGCTGATCAAGGAATGTGGTGTCGGCAACGAAGAGATTGAAATTACACTTCTTGAAAACGGCAAAATCCAAGTGGACGGAACCAATGTTAGTTTCACCATGCCGTCAGTCAACACCGCTTCTTCACAGGCTGGTGTTGAACAGGTTGTCAAGTTAATTGAAGATTCAGCAAGCAACGGGTGGAAACACTTCGGATCTGGCGTTCTGTCCTTCATGCAAACCTTTGACGGACAGGCGTTTCAAAAATTACGCAATACAGGCAAAGCAATCCAAAACGGTGCGCTTTTTTGCCTTGATGCGAATACAGACATATTGACTCTTAGCGTAAAGCGGGACTCAATTCGCATGGAATCACACATTGAACCAATTACAAATGAATGGTTTGTCGATCTTGAAGAAGAACGAGAAGGTGTTCTCAATTGGTTCGGAAAGTGGCTAATGGACGCTCTCAAGGCTATGCCGGGGAATGGGACTGTCTATTTGCACGGAGGCACCGACAGCCCCTTGCTCATTCGCCACGAATCACCCGATGGTGATTTTGGAACAACAGCCGTTATCGCTCCCCGCCAAGAAGAAGGCGGGGCGTCGGCTTGATTATCCAAACATACGAAACCGATGATTCGGAATGCCCTTCGATCTACTTGCGATACCGTGATGAAAACGGTGTGGTGATGGAGAACCATGATGGGACATTCCGACCATACTTCTATGTGGCCGCTGACAGTGATACACCACGAATCACCGAGTTATTTGACGAACGGTTTGATGGTTGGTATGTTGGTGAAAGGACGGCCAAGTCGTTGGACGGCAGGGAATTGATTTCAATTGTCGCTCCGAGTCCAAGAGATGTCAAACCTATGCGAGAACTTTGCGAGGAAACATGGGAGGCTGACATTCACTTTCCCGACAGGTATGCTATTGACAACATTGATCCGCAGGATATTCCCGACTGGTTCCCGAACATGGTTCGGGCTGGTGGCTTTGACCTTGAATGGAACGAGCAAGGAGAACTCACCGCTATGGGCTACACCACGAACGGTGAGGTCGTTCGGCAGTGGTCTTGGCATCCAACCTATGAGGGTGTCCTCAACCCATACCGTTCCGAGAAGGAAATGCTTGAGGCATTTGCACTGGCGTTTGAGGAATTAGATCCCGACCTTATCACTACATGGTCGGGCAACCGTGCCGACTGGCCGAAAATGTATGAACGCTACAAACACCATGACATTGGCTTTGATTGGATGTCGCCTCTCTCGGAGTTCAGCACTTCACCACCAATGACCCACCTCCCACGCAGTGGGGTCTATGACGACGGGACTCAAGTGATACCCGGTCGCATGACCGTTGACCTCGCTGACAGGAACCACGGCTTTGAGCGTGTGTGGCGGGACGCAGGAAACGGTCAATTGTCCGACCGACGACTGGGTGCTGTTGGCAAGGTGGCGTTCCCCGATAACCCCGAATTATGGAAAATAGACACTAAAGGAATATCGCATCACGACCTTTGGCTCAACCATTTTGAGGATTTCCTGCAATATCACCGTGCTGATGTATTACTCACAGACCGTCTTGACAGGGAATACCATGTCACCCGATTCTTCATGGCTTTACAGCGAGTCTGTGGAGTATCGTTTGGTTCTGTATTCACAGTGAGCCGCTTCGCAAGAGGATTGCTACGCCGAAGGGCGACATGGGCGGCACCCACAGGGACTTACAAGAAAGGTTCCGACGATTCATACGGCGGTGGATTCGTGCCAGATCCAAAGACTGGTCGGTTTTACAATGTGGCCTGTTTTGACTTCCGTGCCATGTATGCCGAGATTCAGCGGGCTGACAACATCAGTCCCGAAATGCTTCGGCACGAAGCAGGGGAGAATACCCGTGCGGTCGGCAACGGCACACATTGGAGTCAAGACAATGTTGGGGTATTGCCCAAACTGCAAATGGATCTGGCCGATGCTCGCAACGAAGCGAAGGCCGAGATGAAGAAGCACGAACCGGGTTCATCGGAATACGCCGGTTTTAACACACTACAATTAGCATTCAAAAGGGCCGCCGCCAGCGTATATGGACTCATGGGACACACAGGTCATGGTGAAGCACACAGGACTGTCGCATCAACCATAACCTATGTTGGTCGTCAATTGACTTCACGGCTGATGGAGATTTGCGAGGACATGGGCTACGAGCCACTGGCGGGACACACCGACAGCGCATACATCGGAATTGGCGACAACGACGGACATGAAATAGCCGACGCCTTAACACGAACGATACAGAAGGAGTTCAATTCCGAGCGATTCGTGGTGGAGTATGAGAAACTGATGTTATCGTGGGTCGCCGCTAAGAAGAACAGGAACTTCGGTTGGGTGGTTTGGCCGAAAGAAGGACTACACTGCACTGGCTTTGAGATGAAGAAGTCCAATGCCGCACAGATCACCAAAGCCATTCAAGAAACCGCCTTTGAGGCGGTGTGTCGTGAGGACGCCACCGAAGACGATATTCGGGATTTAGTGAACTCATGGATAAAAAGCGTGCGAACTGTGGTGAAGCGTGAGGCTCTTGTCATGCGCTCTCGCTTAGGCAAGAAGCCGGAAAAATACGGACAACAGGGTGGGTTTCAAGGAGCCGCTAAGGCATACAACCGACTGAACCCCGACAACCGATTTGAGAAGGGTGATGGTGTCCCACACACATACACTACAAAGGGGATTGAAGCATACCGAACCCCCGAAGAACTTGAAGAATTAGACATAGATTTCACGGCTGTAATAGAAAAGCAAATTATAGCCCCCGTTTCCCTCATATTTGAGGCGATGGGCTGGCGACAACCGACGGCTGATGGTTCAAAGCCCCAAGAGTGGTGGTAAAACATGGAGCAGAAAGAAATAGCGATGGTGTCGTTCAGCGGCGGAAAGGATTCAACGGCTATGTTGTTGAAAATGCTTGAGTTAGACGATCCAAACTATCCAGTCCACCGCATCGTGTTCGCCGACACTGGCTTTGAGTTCCCCGAACTTTACGACTACATCAAGCATGTGGAGAAATACATTCAAGAGAAATACCCCGAAAAGGGATTGCACATTGAACATGTGTTCTCAAAGAAGTCGTGGAACGACTGGTTCTATGGAAAGGTGACAAGAGGCAAGAACGAAGGAAATGTTCGTGGGGCACCTCTCATCGTTTATCCTTGCTACTGGGCGAGAGAAGCCAAACTTTACCCCCTCCAACGGGCGACAAAGGAATGCACAATCAAATATGTCGGTATCGCCATAGACGAGAAGAGGCGTGTGTCAAAGACCGCAAAGGAGGACGGCATTCGTTATCCTCTTATTGAGTGGGGCTGGACGGAAGAAGACGCTTTCAAATACCTTGACTCAATTGACATGGTTAATCCTCTCTATGTGAACTTTCAACGCTTAGGTTGCTTTCATTGTATCAAACAGCCTGTTGCTTCGTGGTATGTTCTGTGGAAAAAATATCCGGATCTATGGGAACAAGCCAAGCACTGGGACGAGGAAAGCCGAAGGGTTTCCCCGATGAAGCACGGCATGAATCAATACAACACGCTCGCTGAAATGGAACAGAAGTTCACCGATGGATTCGTGCCCGAAGGCCGACGACCATTTGAATGCAATTCCTGTGATGCAGTGAGCATTTACCATGATGATCAACAGGGTATTATTGAAATGTGGGGAGGCGAAGAAGAACTACACAGCGACGACGCCATGTCCTGTGAAATCAACGACCCCGGAAGCAAGTCGGTGCTTGAGCAATTTGAATGGGTCAAGAAAGACGAACAGCCCGAACCGAAGGAGTGGTGGTGAATGATTACCCACAAGCCACCACGCCCATACCCTGTGCCGAACCATGAGGACTTGTTCTCATGTTATGATTGGCACCCCGGTATGCCCGACAATATCATTCTCCGTATGAGCAAGTCCTCGCTGGGGGAGTCCACCTTTTGCGCTCAACAATACGGGTTAAAGCGAATCATCGGCATGAAGGAACCACAGAACGATAACATGCTACGGGGCACCAATGTCCACGACGCTGTTGAAGGGTTCTATGACAGGGTGGATATTGAGAAGGCTCACGAAGCGGCTCAATGGGAGAACGAGGGTGATCTTGACACTTATTTCCGTGAGTGTTTCCCTACTTCAAAAGAAATCCGTTCAGCACAGGATTCATTCTTTTTAGACGAGGATCTGCACATTGACCGTTTCCGTGTGAAAGAAATTGACCGTTTTCTATCCAGCAACCCCGACAATTTCTTACCGACTGGAAACGAATTAGAGGTTGATGTGGTGGCTACACTCAATGTTGACGGCATTCCTCAACGCATACACATTAACGGGTTTATTGACCGCATTTATACCAACCCCGACGGGACACTACACATTCACGAACTCAAGACAGGTGCATGGAAAGAGGCCAAATACAAATATGAAGCCATGAGAAAAGAGATGGCGTTTTATGTTTGGGCGTTGCGAAAGTCCGACCCTTCGGCGCAAATCACTCACTGGGGTTGGGATCATACGAAAGGCGTCAAAGGAACAGATACCGAGGACGCTGAAATGTTCCGTTTCGTTGAGGCAGTTCGTGTTAAAGAAATTGGCTTGATGATGGCTGATATGCACAACCTTGTCCGTATGCACCGCCGCTACAAGGGCGACGGCGACATCAGCATGTTCCCACTTATTGCACCCGGTCGTCAATACTCAATATGCGACCCGTGGTGCGCTCTCAAAGAGTTCTGTCCTCGTTATCAAACTCATTTGGAGTGAGTATTATGACACGAAGCACCGAACTAATACATGGCGATTGCCTCGCTATCCTTGAGAAAATGGAGGACAACAGTGTTGACTCCATTGTCACCGATCCACCATACGGACTGTCCTTCATGGGTAAAAAGTGGGACTACAATGTGCCTTCGGTTGAAATGTGGAAAGAGGCTTTCCGTGTGTTGAAACCGGGAGGACACTTGCTTTCATTTGCTGGTTCACGCACTTATCATCGCATGGCTGTGAACATTGAGGATGCTGGGTTCCGCATAAGAGATCAAATTATGTGGGTCTATGGGTCGGGCTTCCCGAAAAGCCAGTCCATCAGCAAGAACATTGACAAAAAAGCGGGCCGCTATGTTGAGGGAGAAGTTCTTCCTTCATCACGAAAGGTGAAGGGGCCGTTGGGGTTCAACATGAAAGGGAAGACTTCGGAGAATCCACAAACTGACGAAGCAAAACAGTGGCAGGGGTGGGGTTCAGCCCTCAAACCTGCTCACGAACCTATCGTTCTTGCTCAAAAGCCGTTCACTGGAACTATCATTGAGAATGTGCTTGAGCATGGCACAGGGGGGTTGAACATTGACGGTTGCCGTGTCGGTCAAGAGGGAGGAACTTCACGAATCAATGGGTCAAATGCGGGAAAGCCAAGAGATACACTACATGGGGGCAATTTTGGCATTCAAGACATAGGCAAAGGTCGTTTCCCTGCCAATTTTATTCACGATGGCTCGGATGAAGTCGTGAGCCTGTTTCCCGAATCCACAGGTGGGCACGCCCCTAAAAAATCAAAAGCAAATCCGTTTGGTGGTGTAAATGAAACAGAAAGGAAAGAGATACATTATGCGGCAGGTTCAGCCGCCCGATTCTTTTACTGCGCTAAGGCGCAACAATCCGAAAAAGGAGAGAACAACAATCATCCGACAGTCAAACCTGTCGCTTTGATGAAATACCTATGCCGACTCATCACCCCTCCCAACGGAGTCGTCTTGGATCCGTTCATGGGGAGTGGGACTACTGGTATTGCGGCGAATGTGGAGGGCTTCAATTTCATTGGCATTGAGCGTGAAGAAGAATACATCGGCATCGCACGCCACAGGATTTCGCATTGGATTGAAATAGAGGAACAAAAAGTGCGTGTCCTTCGGGCGCAAAGGTCGCTCTTTGAATGGTGAGTATTATGACACGAAGCACCCACATGTTCCGACATTTTCCCCGTGAGGTGGATATGCGAAAGCGGAAAGTGGTGCATAACATGGACGAACTTCAACGGTATGTCGCCGCCACGAACGGTGCTGACAACCTCACCACTACTGTCTATGGTTTCCGTCAATTGAAGACGAAGGGGAACCGTGGTGAATACAACACGGCTGTGATCCCACACTTCGTCATTGACATGGACTACGAGCGAGCCATGAAAGAAGGCGTATCAGCCGCCCAAGCGGGCGAAAGGTGTTTCAAAGAAGTCTATGCACTCCATCAGCACCTTGTGTCAAACGACTGGCGACACGCTATGTGGTTCACCGGAGGCGGAGTTCACATTTGGGTTAGCCTTGACAAAACATACGAACCGACTTCAATTGAACTCGGTGATTTTTTACTCACTGGCCGTAAAATGATTGACGGTTGGGTTAAGCAGTGGGACTTATCCACGCTCGATCCAGTGGTTTCATTCCGACCCGACAGGCACATTCGCATTCCCAACACATACAATTTCAAGCGAGGGCTGTGGGGTATGCCGCTGACAACCGAAGACATTGAGGCAGGTTGGGCATCGGTCATAGCGAAAGCCGACGAGCCTCATGGGGGCATGGTGCCATACGGCACGAAAGGCATGGTTATCAAGACCAAGAAGCGAGATCCCGACGCACCATTTGAGGCTGAACCCGTTGAGGTGGACATGAAAAAGGTCGGCAAACTTACCATCCTCCCCTGTTTGGCGTCAGCCGCCTGTGAAAAGGGGAGCAACCCTACTCACGAAGCGAGGGTGTATCTTGCCATGTATTTGCAGGACAGGCTACGCTCTTTCGCAAGACCCCCTCGTTCATCACCAATCACCAACCGTAGCATAAAGGACACCATCGTGTCGTTCATTCGGGACTTGGATTGGTCGGACTACAACGAGGACATCACCGTATCATACATCAACCATAATGTTGATCGATACTACAAATCACCATCATGCCGCACCCTTCATCAAAAAGGGTATTGCATCGGGCGTTGTCCGTTCTATGACAGGAGTGGTGGAATATGAATTATTCAATTGGAAAATCAATTTTTCAATTGGAAAATCCCAAAACAGAATCCAATTGGAAATGCGAAAATGGAGAGGAATGATATGAGATTTACAACAAGACTATGTGTCAACAGAAAATGCAAGAATGTGGCGAGAACGGGGTTCCGAAAATGCCCATCGTGCATAAGCGGAAAGGTGATTAAAGATCTAACTGGGGAAGAGGAATGAAGCCGGAGTGGAATTGGATGAGCGACAAAGAAGACATTGAAAAAATACGAGCAAAAAAGGTAGCCGAAATGCAAGCAAAGGTGAAAGGATTGGAGAAGGACTTTGAAGAAGTCCAAGCCATGCAAAATCAATTCACATGGAAAGACTTTGGCTTTGAAGAACCCGACTGGGGATTCCGATTAAGCGAAACTATGGAGGGTGCTTTTGAAATATGCCAACAAGGCCAAATAGTGGCTATGACCGCCGACCCAAAATGGGCACTACTCGTCACCGACCTGCTAAACAGGGCACGCTTGGAAGAACTCATCATGTCAAAGCAAAATACAGGTGCCGAGGATGCGCCAAAGGAGTGAGAATCGTGCATCCTACACATCACCTTTGCCATCCCTGTTTCACCGCTTTGCGAAAGCGACACCCCGAAGTATTGAGAGGTGATTGAATGGCTGAAAAAATCCTATATATTGACAACCGTGAGCGATCTGGTCTTGAAGAGGCCGTCAAGAAGCAAGCCGACAAGGCAAAAATTAAGTGGGAACTCAACCAAAACCTGATCACAGACTACTGCTACGGTCAAATTGGCATTGAAGCAAAGAGCATAGCCGACTACATGCAATCGCTTCAAAGCGGGCACCTTGCCCACCAATTAGAGAATATGGATGAGAACTACAACCGCATGATACTGGTTATTCACGGCAAACTGGATGCCTATGTGGCGAGCCTCAAGCGAAGAGGCAACAGGACACCATACGCCCGCATTCAAGCACAGTTCTTTGGTTCATTGTCAAGACTTGATGTTGACTTTGACCTAACAATTATGCAATTCCCTACACCATCAGCCGCCGCCTACTGGATCGTAAAGCGTTGTCAAAAGGACGGAACACTTGGGAGCATTAGCACATACCGCACGCTACGGCGCACCTCAAGCGAGGACATGCGGATTGACGGGCTTCGTGGTATTGGTTGTAGTGAGGCTATCGCAAAGCGTTTGCTGGACTCGTTCGGCTCAATTGCTGAAATTGCTGGGGCTTCTGTAAAAGAATTGATGAAACTTGAAGGCATTGGTAAAGTGCGTGCAAAGTCCATTGTTGAAGCATTGAACAGTGAGTCCCCTGTGGTAAAGGAGAGAGTCAAAATCACCAATGCCTAAGCGTTGATATAGGGGATAACGATAGGGACAATTCCAACGGAGGCCAAAGCATGACAGTATCAATCAACAGCGACATGAATGACATAATGGCTCAACAGCGACAATGGGATGATTATGCCGTCGTCAGCAGTGATAATGAAGGATCGGAGTTCATTCGTGGCTATATTGAACGGTTCAACACAGTGTCATTCTTCAACGAATACGCTGGCCTACTCTCCTTCTTTTTCGTCATGGGTCAATTATGCGCCCCGTATATGCGTGTCCCCATCCACGGGACTTTCATTGACTGTCGTGTTCACACCTATTGGATTCAACAATCAAGGACAGGAAAGTCCATCGCATGGGAGTTCACTGATCGATTGCTTGAAGCGTGCGGTATTGAAAGCGACACCTTCACAGCAGGGTCGGACGCTAAACTCATCGGAACAGTCCAACAAACGCCCGTAGTGGACGACAATGGGCGTCCGACGGGTGAAGTCAACCATATTACCGTTCCCGGCCTTCTAAACGGCTACAAGACGCTTCTATTTGACGAAGCATCCATCCTACTCAACGACTCCAAAGCCCACTTCTCCGACAAAATCCTATACCTCCAACAAGCGATGGCTCCACTGGGGTCAAGAACGAACATTCTCGTTAAGCACCTTGTTGGTGGCGATGTGAGGACTCCATCGGGGGTATCACTTTGGATGACGACCTATCCACCAAAGGACATCATGGCGCATGTGCTGGACAAAGGTTTCTTTCAGCGTGTGTTCCTGTTTCAAAATGACATCACCAGTGAACAGCGACAAACCACCAGCGAACACCGTGTTGGTGGCGCATACATGCGAACCGATGAGCGAATTATGGACTATGGGACACTCGCTGAATACTTGCAGGGTTCCGTTGATCTGATGAAGAACCGCCTGTTTGACGCTATGGGCATCACATGGGAAACCGTTGAGGTTCGCACCCCCGAAGGCGATGTTGAGGAACGCCGCATAGAGCGTGATGAAGTGTGGAACCGCATTCCCGAAGGGGAGAGGGAACAGGCCGCTATGCGCCACGCACACGACATATTCACCGTATCGGCTGGTTATCACCCAGCCCTACTCAATGCAGTGGACGATTACTACGGACTGGTGAACAACATAGCCAGTGAAGCCGTGAGAGAAACAGCCCTGTCGTTCCTGCCGAACATTGAGAACTACACCATGATTTTCGCAAACTTGATTGCGGTTCTCATGCGTGAAGATCAAATCACAGAAGACCACATAATGATGGCAAGCGAAATCATTTTTGACAACCTACATAACCTCACTATTTGGCTTGAACAGAAGGAGTCTGTTAAGGACAAGAAGAAGGTCACTGCCGAGCGTGCTTCTTGGGCGAAGGCGGCTGGAATGTGCAAGAAATACACCAGCGAAAAGGACGGTGTTGAGCGTGTTATGCAATCGGATCTGCTCAAGGTCTATGCGGCTCAACAGTCGGTTGCTGACATTACCGCTGAACGCCGATTTAAGGCATTAAGGAAAGGCGGGCAGGTTGAAATCGTTAAGCAAGGAAAGGGCGGCAGGAATTATGTCGCCTTCAAATGGGGTGCTTGAGTATGATGGGAATTGCCGTGTTGTTTGACACAGCCCTTGAGGATGATGGATGGCGGGGTGAACTGAAACCCCTGCTAATCGCCACATGGGATGGACAAAAGGCCATCGTTTATACCGACATTTCAATGAGTGAAAAATCCCTCAAGGTTGAATTGAGGGACATTGAATCCTTTGATTATGACATACTTAATGAAGCGGTCGGCCATAACCTGCACGGCAAGTTCCGTGAGGGCACCTTTGATGTGTTGAGAGCCGTAAAAAAGGCCAGTGCCCCTGTTCTCCAAAACGAAGGCAAGCGATTTGACCTTTATGACCTCGCACGATGGAATGGGGTGCGTAGCCTCCCTGTTGAACTGGTTTCACGAATGAGGAAAGGTGTTTCTTGGTTGAAAGGTCAGCACATAAACTGTGCAAGGTGGGCTATTGAAGACGCTATGATGTGCTACGATCTGTATCATGCTGTGAAAAAGAACAAGCGAGTTCGTTTCCTTGACACGAAAACCGGAAAGAAGCCTTATGCCGATGTTTCGTGGCCTATCACTGACGAAGAGGAATGAATATGGCGAAATGGTGGGAATGTCGCTCCGGCGAGTGCTTTGGCACGAACGGTGAGAATCACAGGATGTTCACCAGTGCTATGCGAAAACCTTGCTGTCGCAAATGCGGGCGTAAAGTCCGAATGTATCTCATGGATCCTCAACCACCCAAACCGGGTAAAGCGGAAAAACCACATCGCTTCAACGATTTGATGGATCAATGGGTTCGCAAATACAGAAAGTGATCGAAAACTTGAAGGTTTGAAGGGTCGTGGGAGAACTATGTGGGGACATCGCAAAGCATTAGCGGGGGGGTGGGATGTCCTCAAAGCCGTCAATCTCAATTTAGGAGAGGACGACTTATCCGCCGCTAACGAAGTCGCCAAACTCAAGGTCATGGATAACTTCTCGGCTGGTGGTGGCCTTGAGGGAATGGGAGCAGGTTGGAGTCAAGCCGCCCGTGATAGGGGGCACGATGTGAGAACTGCTGAAATCATGTATGCCGGGAACCCCGACAAAGAATACGATGTGGATTTAGGCTACATGCCCGACTTGCCGGGCGACATCCTGCAATACGATTTAGACGACTACTTGCGCTTGTTTGGTGGTAAAACACCCGATGTATTCTTTTCTTCACCACCATGCGAAGGGAACTCCGTTGCCGCTTTTGGGAGCAAACCGTGGGCGGATTGGGAGGGCGAAGATCAAAAGAAAAAGGATTTCAACCGAGCGAGGAACACAGGGGACGCTAATTTCTTCATGCGAGAAGGCGTTGGCCCAACGCCAACAAACGCCAAATCACAGGTTGGTCGGGCACTGTTGCTTCATCAATTGGGCATGATTGATCAATTGCAGGATTACAGGCTGAATAACGAAGGTCTTGATGCTGACGATCTAATGTATTGGTGGTTGGAGAACCCAACAGGGATGATGCGATTTCAACCCGAATTAGGGGTGCGTCCTATGGCACAGCCCTTGAAGGATTTCAAAGGGCAACCTGTGAAACCGAGAAGAGGACAACAAACTCCGTGGTCGTCTGTCACCCACGCTTCTTATTCCGGCCCATTCGCCGAATTGCTTGGCTTTGACCGACACGACATACCGGGGCACCCAGCAATACCCTCTCGTAAGCCCACTGATTTGTGGACAAATGCCAGCAACATTTGGCAACCACGACCTCACACTGCAATAGGACTGGCCGCTGATGCACCGGAATTGAACATGAGTCTTGAGGAACTACAAGCAAAGTTCGGAAACAGGGTGAAAGAAGTGCCGCCAGCACCAAAGCGACCGGGACACGCTGGGAAATACCACCAATGGGCACCGAGAGGGGCACGATCTGGAACTCAAGGAGTGGGTGACTTCAAAATGCCAAGCGGGCTGACGATGCCGAAATATCAAATGCGTTCATTGATTCCTTATGGATTGGGTCTTGACGCAATCACGGCTGTTGAAAGAGCAAAGGCGGGAATGCCGGGTCTTTACCCATCGCTCGGAAGCGGAGCGCAACAGTCCCTCTTTTAGCGCAAATGCTGACGGGACATTGAGGCGATAATCGCTTGGCGTTCATCCTCTTCGCTTCCATCCTCTTCGGGAGGGATTTCAATAAGGTTGAATACCTCATACATTATGAAAATCAAAAGCACTGTCAATGTCGCAAAAATCAAACTCCAAATCATCATCTATCCCTCGTTGGTCGTTGTCCACCTGCACCTAACTGGCGACGCATTTTAGGTCTTGCGCCTGATCCACTGCCACGCTTCTTGTTTCTCTTGTATCGGTTGGCTGTTCGCTTTGATTTGTTTTTGCGGGAAACTCCCCACGCCCTTCTTTTTGCCTGTCGTTCAGCACGACCAGCCAAAGGATTTTTTGAATATCCTTGAAACTTTCCCTTTAAGACGCTGAATCCAACATCTGCGGCACGGGCTTCAACTTCGGTTTTGCGTGCCGCCATAGTTCACCGCACGCAGGACATTCCCATAAAAATATCCTTTCCCGACTCCCTGCATAGAAGCCATTGATGCGTAAAGCGAGAACTGCGTCGCCGCAACCGGAACAGTCCTGCGTGACTTTTGCACGATATTTATTCCTCGATCCGAGCAAGTCCAAATCACCCATCTCAATACCCCGCATGAGTGTATGTGATTTCAGCCGAACCCGCCGCCGCACCTGCCGCCGTGACGCTCACAACCTTGCCGCTGACAGTGTAGTGAACATTTTGCACCCAAGCCTTCGTGCTTGACCCGTTGGCGTTTGTCCACAAAATACTGATTAAATGAGTGTTGGCCGCACCTGTGGCACTGGTGAGAGGTGTGCAAGCGAGAGCCGCCAAAGCCCCAGCCCCACCACCGACCGATAGGATTTGCTTTTCAATTCTGTGAACAGGAGTGATTTGATACGAACCACCAGCACCAGCACCAACCGCTATGTCCGATTGGTAAAAGAGGTGGGTTTGCCCTGCGCCGTGAGGGGCGGCAAGTGCCACTTGATGCCCAATTGGATCTCTTGCATAGAAAACACCGAGTCCTGTTTCGGGCAAAGTCCCTGCGGTTAATGTTGGAGTAGTGCCGTAGTCGTTGATTGGGTCAGTGGGGGTTCCGTCGGATTTTCTCAAAGTCGTCAAAGGCATAGGGCCACCACGAATGAACATGCGTTTGTCTTCAATTGCCGCTACATTCAATGGGCTGGCGTAGGTGATTCTCATAGCCGCTAAGACGACTGATTGCTTCACTAAATGCGAATGAGGCATTTGAGGATAAAGGCCAGTGCTGACATCCACGATAGGGCCGCAAACAAGACCAATGTTGTTTGTCCCATTCAATTCGGGGTCAACAATGACAAGAACCCAGCATTCTTGATTTGAGCCACTTGGCAACACCATACCACCCGCATTGAAACGGTTGTTGTAGTAAGCATTGGTGTCAAAATTAAATGCAGTGCCACTGCCTACGCTGTAAAAAACACCATCAAGGCATACGACCCCAGCATCAACGAAAATAGAGTTGGTCGCACCCCCTGTATTGGGGCGAACGACGCAGTTCCCGACAATTGGGTTATTGCGATCTGAACCGCCACTGTCAGCACCATAATTTGTAAGGTTTATTGGGACAACACCGTTGCCTATCCCTCGCTCCACGAAATTGGTTAGCGTGGCCGATGAAAGCACATCGCTATCTCTTAATCCGTCGGCTTGCCAAGACGCTCCTGTCCCTGTTTTTTCGTGTCCTTCTGTTATCCCTGTTGTTCCCACTATCGCACCTCCATGACGACATCAATACGAATCTCATTTGTTGTATTCTTGTTGATAGGAACAAAAGAAGCCCTAAAGGCTGGGTTGTCAAGAGGGGTTGCCCCATGCAACACCACTTCTTTAACATCATTTGAAGAAATCATCTCCGTTGTAAAAATTGCATTTGCTGAAATAGTTCGGTCGTCCACTCTTTGCACGACAGGCGTTGTTGACAAAGCGACATTTCCTGTCCCATTATCTCGTCGGGAGGCTTGACCGCCCGAAGTCCCAAGACTTATTTGACTGACAAGTGTTTGTAGGTGATCTGCTAATTTTGCTTTTATTCCATCAAGTATTGGCATTATCTCACCTCGTAAAAGACCGACTTTGAATGACCCACTGGGTCGGCCCTATTTGTTTTTACTCTCAATTCAATGTTGTCAGCGATGGCTACGGCATTATTGGCTGTTAGCGTGATTTGCGTTGCTGAAACAGACTGGACTAAGCCAACATAAGCGTCAGCGAGAGTATAGACTCTATCCCCTGCCGCAAAGCGTGTGGTTGCGTCAACACCGTCAACAACCACAGCGGTCGTTGATGTAGCGTTTATTGCTCCGTTCTTGATAACACCAGTAGCACCACCTTTGAGTCCGATTGCGCCCAACTGCGTGTTCACAGAACCGCTTCGCCAGCGACCGCCGATAATAAGGCGGGTGTTGTTGACAAGACGAGTTCTCACACGGCTGGCGGCAACCAAACGAATTGACCCACTCAATGATATTTCAGTGCGCTCCTTCAAACGGGCTGGATCTTCTTGCGAGGTTGCGGCAGTGGAGGACAACAAATCAGCAAGAATACCTTCTATGCCCTTTTCATACTGGCCTATTACCAAATCTGTGAAACCCGTGGTGCTGTTAGTCGTTGATTCAAATACAGCAAACTGGCCCCTCACACCTTCATTAGCAAAATCAACATTGACGATTTCACCGGGTTGGATATGGCTTGCCTTTACAAGACCGCCAATACGCAACATAGAGGCACCCGATTCTGTGCGATTCATAAACTGCTTTGCCATACGCAAAGCAAGGCTTGGTTCTTTCAAACCCGGAACAATTTGAGTGGCTGTGCGTAATAATCCTTCTTCGTTGCCTTCGCCGCCCATTAGTTTGGCCTTTTCTAAATCCTTGACTTCGGCACGAACTCGCTCGTTTTCGGCGATTTTATCACCTTCAACAATAACATGGTTTGCCATTTCAAGCATTGAAGAAACCTCAATTGTTTGAGGCCCGCTGGATGAACCCACTGTTTTATCCCGACCGACAAATACAGTTCCAGTGTAAAGAATGCGTCCTGTTTCATCCAGCAACAATTGTCGCCCATCCATTTGCGACAAAGAACGGATGGTGTCAAGCACACCTATTCCTCTTGCGTCCCTGCTGACGAACACACTGCTGTGATCAACACTGGATAGCAAAGACGGGTGAGCATTAAGAGCCGCTGAAAGACCCATTCCGTTCTTGAAGCGAAGTAAATATCCCAAAGTAGGCGCAGTTTCGCCGTAGTCATACAAAGCGGTGTCTTTCCTCGTTGGTTCAATGGTGCTTTCATAGGAGATGAGATCTGCACCCGGAAGCGATTTTCCATTATCGTTTAGAAGCATCAAAGCGGCATCTGTGGTTCGGACTCCGACAGCCATGCTGTGTCCTAAACGAACCAGCCCCAGCGACATGCCACCACCGGACAAGGAGTCGCCATTGATATTGCGGAACTTGAGTAGGTTCTTTTGCCAAAGTCCTTCGCCGGAAACGACATCGGCTCCTGCGATACGCCACTTCTTCTTCACCGCATCAATCAAATATGGAGGGCAATAATCAGCGGCAAGTGCCTTTCCATCAACATAAACTGTGCTTAAACCGCCAGTTCCCGGTCTTTTAGCATACGAAATTACTCCTTCCTTTGCCCCGTCGTTTAGCACGAAACGCTGGGGAGTCAGCATGTTGAAATCCGATGGCTCATAATGCCCAATTCCCCGATAAGCGATGTTAGGGCTGAATGTTTGGGTATCTCCGCTGTCAGTAGCGTCCCATTTGTCCGGCAGTGAAAGCCCCATTGACACAGCGTTGTCCACGAACGATGGGGCGACTACGAGCGAGTGCTTTGACGGGTGAATGTTGGCGACTGTGGCCGCTGTTGAATCACCGTTTTTGCCGAAATAAACTTCATAGCCAGCAAGGTCGTTTATGCTCCCACATTGACCTGTGCTGGCTGAAATAGTCAACCGTTGCTCATCCCTTGCGTTGTATGTCAATTGTCCTGTGAGGCCGATAATAACAAGCGTTCCAGTAGCAGGGAACACCGTTGCATCCTTGACATAAATGTAAGTCCCCCCATCAATTGATATTTTTTGTTTAGGGCCGAGCGTTGTCATAGCCAAATCCGCTTGTTCTTTGACAACCTTCTCGTCAGCACCCCTTCGGTTATACGGATCCATCAATGCTAAATTGGATTGAGTGGTAAATTGGGTTTCTGTTTGCGACACCACATGCTTTCCGCCCGGATGCGTTGTCTGTGAGTATCGGGGGTCAATTGAAGGCACCAAAGAGCCTTCTCCGTCCCTTCTTGCGGCATCGGACTTGAAATGTTGAAGCATGTTTGCGCTCGGTATCAAGTGCCAAGTGACATCCCTGTCGTTAGCGTCGGGCCAAGCCATCGTAGGTGCAGTATCAACACGGGATGCAATAGGCTCAAGAGTTCCGGGCATTTTGCTTTGGTTCAACTCAAACATACCGTATCGTTTGTCACGGGTGAAGGGTTGGTGTGCCTTATTGCTGGCTGTAAGGGTGTTATACGCCCCTAAGAGCCATCCGTCTTGAGTGAAATGATCATCGTTATTCCAGTCTTTTCGTGTTGTAAATCCGAACACCTTGAGAGGACGCACCATACGCATGATGTAGTCGGCTGTTTTCCGAACAGGCTGATCCACTGTATTGATAGGCACAGGGTTTTGCGAATGTAGGGAGTCGGCGGCATCATAAGGCATTACACTTCGGCGGTTGTTGTCGTTTTCCGGTCGTTCAAGCCATGTTTTACGGAGAATATACACACCGCCCCATGCTGGTAAATCACCACACCCACGGACAGCCCAGTGGTCTTGAACGCCTTTGCTGTCAAACATACGCACGCTGTCGGAATTAGCGGGAGCGTCAAAGAGCGTTTCCCTGTTCAAACTCCACTGCGGCATTTGGTCTATTTGATTTGGTGCAATATCCGTTCCGTATGTGGCATCCGGCCCAGCGGCGGCTGTTTGACCCCCTTGAGCAAACTTTGTCCACTTTGTTTGTTGAACCCAAGATGGGGTCAATGGGAACTGTTGACCGACAGCCAAGTCACTGTGTAAAGACACGGCTTTGGTGCTGGTGACAATGTATTCCTCGTTCTTTCCAGTAGTTCGCTCACTTTCGGTTTCAACAACCATACCCAAACGAGGTGATAAGTCGGATTGCACCTGCCTATGGTCGGCTATTTCCGACAGCGGGATAGGCATAGTTCCTCTTTCGGCCTCATTTTTGTTTTTCATGTTCAAAGAACGCCCCCAGCCATGTGCTGGATAATGGGTCAAATCACCACTGCTGACTTTATGATCGACAGGGTGAGCGTTGAGGTGCAGGTTGTTTCCTTTTTGGTGAATAAAGGTGCTTCCGCCTCCAAACGCACTTGATTGACTGACAGCCTCAACCGAACCAGCGGCCAAAGTAGCGTCCCCGCTATGATGATTTAAGCCAATGATAGGATCAGAACCAGTATTCAATGTTTTAGCGTGAAGGAACTTAGCCGAAGTCCCAGTTATTGCGGTGAAATCAGTTCGGTGAGAGTGAACAAGCCCTGCTGGCAAAGCGTTGGGCTTGACAAGCCCGACATCCTCTATGTCTAAAACACGACCCATGCCCGCTGGGTTCTCACCTTTCTCCCATGCTTTGTTTGAGAGGCGAGTGAACCCTTCAAGGTCATACCCTTCGTTCGTATGTTCACTCACAACAATACCAATCGGCACTGTTCGCTCAACACCTGTATAAGCCGACAGGGTTTGCCAGTCGTTGCCCACAGGCAGTGTATTCATGGTGTCATGCTTTCCTCCGTCAAAACGACCGGAGGCTTGGATTTTTTGTTGAGTAGTGAGTGTTTCGGCAGGGTCGCCAGCAAGCATATTCAGTGCATCACTACCTGTTCGGAATCCCCATGCTCGCACAGGCAAACGACGGCTCCAATCCACTGCAACCATAGCGTTTTCAACAGTAGTGACTTCATTCCAAACCTGCGAATTGGTTCCTCCCCGATCCAGTATTGTTCTTGAAACGACTTTGTAAGGGTTGAGTCCGTCGCCAATACCTTCACCACGACTTTTTCTTCTTCCATACGCATGATACACATAATTCGGTCGTAGTTCAAGGGTTCCGTGCGGTTCTCGGATAGTGGAGTGGCCCATGAGAACAGCACTGGCGGCTCTTGTCCCCCAAGCAGTTCCATGACCCCCTGCATTCAACCCATTATAGCCATAATTTTGTAGCCATTGGAAAGCATAAAGTCGTTCAAATGGCATGGCGACTTTCGGCGTTCCTGTTGTTTGAGAGCCAATAGAATGGGCATTTCTCAACATTAAACCACGAACTGCTGGGTTGTTGACGGCTTTTGGCATACCAGCCGTTCGGTATCGGAATGTCATATACTGCTCACGGCTTGTGCCGAACAATGCAGGGTGGCTGTATTCGGCCAGCCATGTGCAAAGGAATGCGTCGGGAGTAGCACCGGAGTTCGTGTTGCTGGCTGATACCAAAGCAAGGTCGTTATGTTCCGAAACTTGCGTAAAGTGGGATTGGTTGTTGGCTGGGCTTTCAACGATAGCAACAGGAGTAGCCGAAGCATTCACCATTTCGGGGTCGTGAGCAATTAGAGGGGGCGTCGTAGCCAATTCAGTCCCAACACGGGGCTGGTGCCACCCTGCTGGATGCCCATTGTAGGTGTAGCCGTATGGATCGACTTGACTTCTCTCATGTGGGAGTGAGCGCAGTGCTGGTCTTGGGCGACCACCCATGAGCAAGTATTGATTGACAAAGAACCCATTGAGGGTGAACTCTTCACCAGCCGTAAAGCGGTTATTGACAACCCTTGAACTTGCTAATTCCAAAGCCACCGTTGCAGTATGTCCTGCATTCCCATATCCACCGAAATTGCCTAATTCCTTTCCGTGATTTGAGGCTACAAAGTGGGCTTGTTCCATCCCACCCTCGCTCATTGTATGTTCTTGACCGGGTGCGAAAAGAACATCATAGCCGTCGTTTGGTGCGGCGTTGAAGTATCGGTGGTGATTTGGCAACCCGTTGTTCTCAATTTCGGCGTGGGGTAGGCCATCTGCGTTGAACGACCCAGTGTTTTCAGCACCCGATTTAACCTCCATCGTGTCTAAATAGAATGTGTTTGCGTCGCTGTCATTATGTCCCGATTGGAAACCAAAGTGCTTGTTTTCCGTTTCCGCTTCAAACATCAACGAATACGCCGAGCCGTGTGATCTGTGTAATTGACGGCGAAGGGACATCGGCGTTCCTCGCATGGTGATAGGTGAAACAAAGTGGTGCCCTTGACGACCGAAACGAATGCGGTGGTGAGCGTGTATATTGCTGGCTTGAACTGCCCCGTTTTGGGTTTCGGGCAATACCGAACCACGCTCGGTGTGATCGGAAAGGCGATGTGCCGCAAACATTCGTGTTGAACCACTGGGCACTGCACCGGGCGTGTTGTTCAACGAGAGGCCGAATTGAGAAGTGAGAGTGTCGTGCAAAATACGCACTGGGTGAAAGTGGAGAACCCTGTCGTTTGTGTCAAACTGTGTGGCTTCTCCGACGGTAGTGTGTTGCTGATTTGGATTCACCACAGAAGTGAATGGACTTTGGTTCGCCTCAATAACACCCGGTTCATCGGGACGAGGGACACTCAAGCCACCCATACCCCATGAAAGGTGCCGCCACGCTTGCACACGGTCGTGCCCACTACGGACAATGATGTTGCCGGGTATTTCATCTTGTGATGGCAATTGGATTTCTAAGTTGGGTTCAAGACCACTGCCGGGTGTTGAAGGCAACGAAGAGGCAGTGTTTGTTTTAGGATCGATGCGGTTTTGCTTGTAATTGTAGTCTTTTATCACAGTCCCAAACGGAGAACCACCTTCAAGAGTCAATTCAGCACCAGTGTCGTCCACCAATTCTATGTTCTCCCAAACCATCGCTTCATTCGGTATTTGTAGTCCTTTCACCCGTTCGGTGTTGACAGCCCGCACTGTTCGGAATGGCCTATGCACATACCCCTGTGAACCTGTGTGAGCAACAGTGGAGGCTGTAATGGTGCTGACTTCACTCTTCAATCCGTTTTTGACGACAGCCTTATTCAATACAACATCGGAATTGGTGAGGCTTGTGATTTCTTCGTGCTGATCTCCGTATGCGTTATTCCATTTAGGGAAACGACTGTTGATTTTATGTCCGTTTTCAAGAGCAACTTGCCACTTATTGATGTCTTTGCCTTTGAACAACATTTGGCCGTGATAAAGGCTGTTTCCGCTGATTGCGGAGGTGAGTGTCAATGTCGGTGCCGCACGATGAAGAAGCGTCCCTTCGGGAATATCCGCAACACATGTAGCCAATAAGATCCGTGAGTAGGTGTAGGTTGTCCCTCCAACGGCGACAACCCGTTCATCCAACACCCCCGCAATAGTGCCGTATTCCTTTCCATCCGAGCCAATCAATGTAGCAGGGTTGCCATTATTTTGGTCGGCATAATTCATCATCAACGCTCCGCCGTAGGCTTCATTGTCAATACTCTTCACACCAGCGGTTGATTTGACAATGAGGTGGCGAGAGCCAGTATTGTTGCCATCATCATGGTGTGAACGGAGGTATGCCCAGTCCTGTGCTTGGGTGTTAAGGGCACCTTGATTATTGACACCTGCTTCATAGTTCACCGCTGGACTGAATAAGCGTTCATCTCGGTCTATGTTCCGTAATATGGTGCCCGAAAGCGATGGGTCGTTAGGATCTGACATTGTTATGCTTTGGGCACTGACGGATTCAGCCCTCAACCTTAAATCATCAATTAACCTAAATTGTCCGGTTGTAGTGGTGTTTGCTACATCGTTATAGAACTCATGTTGGGACAAATTGTCAAAATGCAATTTTTCCTCTAACTCCATCGCCCATTCACTGTTTCCTCGGACATGAACAAGACTGTTCACATTGAGAGCAACTTGGTTATTGGCTTCAAGTGTAATTTCCCTGTTCCCCACAGAACTGACTGTTCCGATAAGGGTTCCAGCATTGTTTTCTAATTTGGCACCGGGCAACACTCGTCGGGTGAATACCGTGGTGTTATTGGTTGAAAAGTTCAATGTTGTTGTTGAATTGTTGGCGACAGTTCCGCTTATGAAACCAAACACGCTCGTCTTATGCTGTGTTTCTTGCATACTTTTGATAGTCCCAATGTAAGCGTGAACAAAAACTGGTTCATTTGCGTTCAAAAAGGTTGCGGAGGGCGATTTTAATTCAATATGACCCGGTTCAACTGCTTTTACAGTTCCAATTAAGGTCATATTAACGCCATTTTTCTTGTAAATCCTATCGTGTGGCTTAATTCGCACACCGTCATAACCCACTGTTGTTGGATCTTCCCCAGTGCCGACAGCGAGTATTTCAGTGCCCGGATTCCCAAGATTGTTTATATCCAATATCGCTAAACTTACTCCTGTGTTGTAGTAAATGTCCTCAGCATACAATTTTTCACCGACATGATAAATCAAGTTCGGGTCGTTGATGTCAACAGTGAAGGATTTTATGTCCCTGTTTGCGTCCGAAAACAAATCGTTCCCGTCGGCAATATGGACACGGGAACCTATGATTCCGCTTTGTCCCGGTGCTTGACGCTTAACTGTGCGGCAAATAGGGACTGTGCCAATCAAATGATCATTTGCGTCGGTGATTTCATCGCCGGGTTCAAAGTAGGAGTTCGGTGCGTTGGCTCCTGTTTTTAAGGTGCTTAAAGAGCCAAGTGTGTGTTTCCAAGCCGTGAAGTGAAATGCGTTATAGCAACGGTTTCCTCCAATCGGAGGATCGCCATTCAATGTGTTTCCAAAACCATGATCAACACGCACACCGCTGTCAACATTTTTTGGCCCAATAACAGTCAGCCCTGTGTTGGTGGTTTCGGCGATGCCTCCTTCGGCAATTGTTCCTAAAGAAGTTCCGTCGGCGGCGTAAATGACATCACCGTCGTTGAAATGGGCTGAAACCTTAGTCGCTGGTGTAAGGGTTTTAATCGTGGTTCCGCCGGTGAGTGTAGCATTTGTAGAAACCATGCAATTGGTTTGAAACGGCCCCCCGTCGTCCATTTGAGTCCCGAACTCACTTTTTGTAATGAAAAGTTCATCCTCTTGGTGTGCGTCTAAAGCATCGTTTAACCCAGTCCACTGAAACGGATCGGCTTCGGTTGAACCTGCGACCACTGGGCCATCAAAGGGTTTGTCGGGCGGTGGCATGTCGGGCAGTGAGCATGAATTGAGTCCTTCTATGGAGAATCGGCTATATCCGTGCCCTGTCGTATGTGTTGAAGGACTGGCACCCCGTGAATCGGCATTTGCCGCTGGCAAACCCATGTTTCCTCCATCCATTGGTTTGGCTGTCAAATACCAAACAGGGAGTGAGGCACCAAGCCCTTGAACAACAGGGCCACCGTTGGCTGTGCCCCAATACCCACCGCCAGTCGGAGTGTCTATTTCCCAAGAAACGACGACTGTGTGTTGTTCTTCTGTGTCGTTGTTCACAAACCATGTAGGTTGGCTTGTGGCAAGAGAGTCAAGAATGTCTTTCACTGGACTCGTTGACTCCACTTTAGTGATATTGAATTGAACTTCTCGATCATTAACAATTTCCCAGCCGTCGTAAGTAAGAGTGTAATTGCTGACATCAGCACCAGCAGTGTCATTTATGGTGCTGTTTGGGTTGCCGACAATAGTGCCTCGTTTGGGCATGTCAGTAGGCATGATGTTGTGGGTGGAAGTGGCCCCCTGTCTTGTTGTAGAACCAAAATCCATCAAGCGTAGCCAGCCACCTCTCAATTTATCGGAGGCCGTCAAGGCCACTTTGATTGGTTCATAGAACCGAATGCGAGTGCCACTGATTTCAAGGATTTGCCCAATATATCGGTTGTCGGTGGTGTATAGGTGTTCGTTAGGCAAAAGATAGCCACCGACTCCAACATTCGTGTATATTTCATTCACAGTCGTGGCAAAACTGGCGTTTGGCTTCAAATATGTCGATCCACTCCCAATTTGCTGTCCGTTCTCAAAACCCAATTTCAAACTGCGGAACAGCGTTGGTGAATACCAGCCGCCATATTGCTTGCTCCCACTCATTTTTACATACCGTGCCCGCAAGTAGCGAGAATTGGAATGTGCCCCGATTTGACGGTTGCGTGTTGAATTGATTGTAGCGGCGATAAGTCGTGCCGCTTCTTCTGTGCCTAAATCAAAGGTTTTGGCGGGCATAACTGCCCCTGCGGCGATTGATGCGGCGTGTGCTTCGGCGGCTCGTTTGAGGTCAATGACGACTGTGTTTGCCCCGTTGCGTATATCCTCGCCCGTTTGAGTGGCGTTGGTTGCATCGCCAGCCAATGGAGTTCTAATCATGTAGTTGATTCCCAATTGATTGACCCCATCCTTGCCAAAAGTCATGGATGTGGGGTCTTCATAGGCCGTATCGGGATATGTAAAGTGGAGGCTGAAATACCCACTCGCAGGGATCCCGTCGTCGGAGCCAATGGGAGTCAAGGCGGCGGGATATTCCCGCTTCGCATAGGTCAACACCTCCGCCATGTTATCACCACACGGTTCTCGCATTATAGAGTGTTGCGACTTCGGCCGGGGTAAGGTGTTTATTCCACATGGCAATTTCGCTTAGGGCACCATTGAAATAAACAGGCGCATTTGCATGAGCCGCCTTTTTCCCGTGATAATAATTCGTAGGAGCCGTCCACGGCAACAAAGCGACTCCAATAGTCAACATATTGTTTGCTTTGCCGTAAAAGCCACCAGTCAAAGCAGATCCGACACCGATACCCAAAGGAAGGTGTGGTGCGTCTGTAAGGTTGACTTGATTGATGAACGACGCCCCTGTCCCATTCACTGCAATTCCGTTGATGTAAATTATTGGAAAGGCGGCTCCCGACGCCCTTGACACCACTACATGATACCAAGCGTTCTTTGGTTGGTTTGCTTGAACATCACTGGTTATTGAATGTGTAAGGGCACCTCCGCCTAAATCCGTATGGACAAAGGCTGTAATTGAGAAGTCCATAACGCTATTTGAGTTGCCTTGCTTTGAATTGATTGAAACACCAAATCCACGGCGTGTGCTATCAATCCCATGAACCACAGGCCCGTTGCCAAATGCGGCACTGCTCCAAGCATTCCCCGAAGCGTCGCCGGAATTGAAAAAGAATGAGAATGAATATGCCCCGTCGTTTGCGGCATCGTATGAGCCAAAAGCACCGAACATGTTGCTTTTCAACGGCACACGGGGCGACACGGCACTGTTGGCAAGTGTGCTGATGTTATGGAGTGAAATGGCTCCTGCGTCAGTGTTCCCGTGAAGGTCAATTCCCTTTGATTCGGGATCTCCTGTTGCTGGGCCAGCCAAAAGCGATTGATTCGCAAAATCACCAAATGCCTTCAATTTTACACCGTGTATAGCGTCAAGAGCCAATTCTTTGCCACTTGCACCATGATCAGCGTGCAAAGCAGGTTCATTCATTCGGACATACCAAAGGCACCCGTCGGTTTCCTTATCCAATAATCCCTCCGCTGGCACGACACCTGTTTCAGCGATGCTCTTAACATGATGAAGGCCACGGTATGTGTTCTCGTTCACTGTGTCAGCATTCTTCAATTTGCTAAAATCAAGGACAGCCGCCGATGTTTGCACTTCTTGTAGGTTTTGAAAGCCGCTATATCCAGTCGGCCCCTTTGCGTAATGGTGGGTGTAAAAGTCGCTATAATCATTATCTGTGCCATCGCTAACATCAAAGGTGACGCCTGTGTGTCCCCCGCCAAAGAACAGAATACCGTTTGCGTCAATTAACGGGTTCAGCAATTTGATTGGCACTTCTTTCAATTTGCCACTGCTGTCATAGAACAATTCTTTCCATTTTTTGCCGAGCGTTTTATCCAATGGTTGACAATTGAACAGCCCCATGCAAGATCCAACCCCCGAAACCTTGCTGTTTGAAACATTGTTGGGGCCGGAAACCACTGCATCAAACTCACCCAAATGTTTGTCGTCAACCAAAATCAATCCCTTGTTTTGTCGGCTTATTTTCCTATTGATGCGGTAAATTATATCCAGTGCTTTGCGCTGAACCATGAGAGTCGGTTGGGCTTCGGGGTCATAATCGGGTATAAGGTTGCCATTTTCAAATTGAGGCAAAGCGACTGTGTTAAATGCGAACTCTCGCCCTATTCCGTTGTATTGGCGAAGGTTGCCGTCAGCGTCAGTCACGGTTCCATGAACACCCCCTTGAAATGTGGTTATTGGGACATGCGTTTCTCCATCCATACCCAAAGGCAGTGGTGCGGCGAATGAACTTGCTTGATAAGAAAGGCTGTTGGACGCTACAAGCCCACCATGCCCAACGGCTTGAATAGGCCGATATGGATATGGGCTGTTGTTATTGATCCATACTGCAAAATCACGACCTGTGGCACCCGGAACGGTGCAGTGGATAACTACCGAAAGACCCTTTTCGCCAGTTCGGCTTTCAACCTGTTGTCCCAAAAAGGCTCTCACATAGCCCATGTGCGAACCAGTGTCATTTGAAGTGACCCTGTATATTCCAGCATCCGTGGTGAACAATGGAGGTGGATTGAAGGCACTCCCTCCGTTGCTGTTTTTGGCGTTTGGATGTCCGGCTTGATTGATTCTTCGGATGAGTTCGTCAACAGCCTCTTCAAACTTGCTGACTGAACCAGCACTCCCTATGTCGCCCAAATTAAGGCGCATAGGACGAACCCAGTCCAATGTGTTGTCGTTGCGCTTGCCTTTCAATGACAAATGACCGGAACGACATTCCACTGGTGGGAGAAGAGGTTTGGTGCCAGCACCATAGACATAATTGCCGGGGTCAAAGGTGAAGCCCTCCATAGTCGGGCCGTCGTGAATAAGAATGGTTGCGCCTGTTGGATCACTGGGGTCAACTTGTATTCCACTTCGTATTGTTATACCGTTCGTGGTGGTTCGCCCAAGTGCGAAGGTCTTTTCCAGCGGCCCAATGAAGTTCTGTGCCATTGTAGCGTTGTCGGTGCTTGCTATGGCATTGAGGGCGGAGAAAGTGGCGTTGTTTCCAACAGTGCCAACCCCAACCGCACCATCGGAAGCGTCAGTGAGCCAGCAACCCATTGTCACTGGCAAACCAGTCGTGATTATGTTTTTGAGTTCGGCGTAAGTCAACCCGTTGTCGTCAAAGTGGTGAAATGCGTCAAAATACAGACGGTGTTCACCGTTTGTCAAT